ACCTCAACTAACTGGTCCGCAACAAGATGTGGGAACTCCAAGCAGAATTCACCTCCATCTTGAACATCTATAATGTGGCGATTGAGCCCCACGGTTGCGGGCATGGTGACATCCGTAGTGTCAGACAAGCCCGGCAAATAGGAAACCATAAGACGACCTGAATGCAAATCAGTCTTGGGAATTCTAAATCTTAGGCAAAAACCGCCTCTGTAATGCGTGAATAAACAGGCCAAAAACGCTACAGGAGTGGTGTCGACATGAAAAACTGACTTGGCAGGGGCGGTGGACACAGTGGTGTAGGAACCTGAGCCAAACTCATAAGGGGCTAAATAAACGGTGGAAAGCTTCGCAGAAACATTATCAGACACACTCCACTGAAACTGCCTAAAATAAGACCACTGGGTCTTAATAAAATTGATGCTCAACTCATCGTCCACGCCCAAGCCCAAATCAGGTATGACGCGGACTTTATTATCAGCGGTTAAAGCAAGGCTGTGAGAATGGTCAACGCCATTCACGTTCTGAGACCCAGCGTGTGTTGATATAATGACCTTGGAGCCTGTTCCGTCGTCTACTGGTTTGGACCAACCAAAAGCAGACGCTGCTCCGGCAAGAGCATTCGTAAACCAAGAGACAGGTCCAGCAATTGACGTCAAGGTCGGAATTGAGGATATCGAGCTGGCCATAACACTCACCGCCTTCAGTGTCTTAGAGACGGGCCCTAGCTCTTGCTCAGATGGGTGGGGCCTGGCCTTGAACCTGCCTCTTCCGGACTGCGCAACTACAGGCATGGACAGCTCTATATCTTTAAAGCTCATCCACACGACACAATCGGCGGTGTTCGTCCCCGATGATCCATTCCGAAGAACAGAATAAACCACCACACCCAAAGACCCCCAAGGGCTTTGAGATCCCTTCTTCTGCAAGTCATAATGAGTAAACGGTGACATGTATGGCAAATCGAAGGTCATTTCATGCTGCTGAGCATCTATTATAGCTGAGGGTAATTGGGACTTGGATATCATTGAAGGACGGGCTGAATAAAGTTCCGGGGTTGCAGCCTTGGCCGGCATAAAATAAGCCAAGAGAGCACCAGAATTCATCCTACTAGCGTTTAACTGAAAAGTGATAACCATCGTGGCCTTCAGAAGCCCAAAGCCCTGAAGCTTGGCCCACCAAGTAGGCCCAGCGGCGGCAAAAGCCGCATCGAGGTCCAATTCATAAACACTCGAGGCAATCGCCTGACTGGTGGTCCAAGAAAATGAACTAACCATAATGGGTCTTTCTAAGAAAGACCCAATATTTTGATCAACTGAGGAAATACTAATTCCCGTGAGATCGGAAGCTGGTGACACTGAGGCGGTCACGTCATCCCCGTCATGAACGTTGACGGTCGTGGCCATTTTTGAGACGATGGCAACGTCATGGTTTTGTTGGTTGGTAGCAGGTCAAAATTCACTAATCACACTGACCCAGGTGTGAAAGTTAGTTGGTTGTCCTGGAGTTTCTGGCTAAGCAGCGCACTCCTGGCAGTAAGGTAAATACCTTAGCGCTCACCTAGTATGAAAGTAGTTAAAATGTTTTAATTGCACAAGGCAAAAACCAACGATTTTATACACTAACTATTCAAATCATACATAATACTCCTAGGGCGGTGAATCCTAGGAGGGGGCCCATTGTAGAACCTACAGACCGGTGGCATAACCAACGGCTGCGATCCTCTTGGTCTGCAAAGACCTATAACTAGTACTTATGGGAACGTACTCTAACACGTGTTGTGATTTGCTCAGTATCAAAGGCGCATACAAATTGAAAACGCTCTCAGCATGAAGAGAAAGCTCCCCCAGAGCAGCGTCGATGTTTGACCGCACAATCTCGCCACAATCGGACTTCTTAGTCCACTGAGGCATCTCTAGAATAACATCAAGAGCCAATGGGCAAGTGTACCTACCGTCACTGGTGTTTATCTCGAACTTCCGCTTCAGGAAATTAATATCATCAATTCGTCTCAAAGGCTCGGCCAAATCTCCTTCAATCTTAGATTCGGGAGTGTAATTGAAACCAATCAACGCCATAGCACGAGTAAGCTTGTTTTGGTCAATAGAATCTCTAACATCGTCTGTTACAGCAATGATATTATCATCGCCGAACGTAATGGCTGTCACGTCATACATGAGCTTGCGGCTGAAAGTTGACCAATCAAATGCTCCCCAATCTCTCTCTCTGAACTCGAGCTCTCCAACAAGGCAAACAATACTTGAAATGTAAATGGCCGCCAAATTAACAAGGCTATTCAAAACAGCGGTCAGGAAGCACCCAGATGGGTTGCTCCCAAACCATTCGTAAAGGAGATTTCCGGTCAAGTGGCGAGAATTAACTATCTCCTCAAACAAAACAGTCCGTATCTTAGCGTTCTCCTCTCCATCCCCGTACCACCTGTTGGCCAAGTTGAGAATAACTAAGAGAAACTGCTTCGACAAAGAACCATCAAATCCCGAGTAATCCCCTGCGATCAAATTCGCCGCTTTGTGCTTTGAGCGAGAACTAAGGTACTTGGCTAAGTCATCCCACTCAGCTGTCGAGTTTATGCCGATAGCAATGCCATTCTTGATTCTGTTTTCCATTATGTGCCGGACAAAGTCTCCAAAGTACATCCTCATCATGACAGTATGCAGTAGGGGAGCACCAGAAACCATCCTGGCTTTCCCTGCTAGAGCTTTACTGGTCTCTCGTCGCTCGTCCTTTAAGAAATCAGTGTACACGTGAAGTCCCCTTTGGCCACGCCGTGCCATGCTGATCCCTTCGTCAACGTCTCTTGCTAGTTGTACGGCGTATGTCGTGGAGAAATCATAAGGGCCTGAGGATCCAAAAATGTGTTGCTTGCCCTTTGCACCTTTGGGGATGTGTAAAGAAAGCGGGTAACCTGCACTCGTGTTGCGTGGAATGCCATCAAAATAAGGCGTGCCCGCAATGCCTTCACAGGCTTCAACAAAGGTGAATACCCTTGGCTTATCCCAAGGCTGATTAAATATGGAGTCATTAACCAACTTGTGAAGCAACATGTCCTCAACACCCTTCATTATGAAAGGATTGATCGGAGTGGGGGTTTTCGCATACTTTGCACGCGCCTTTATCATCGGATCGACAATCACCCCATCAATGGTAGTAGGGCGTAAATAAGTTGGTGAATACAGTGAAGGAGCAAACGTTCCCCTAAGCGGTGATGGAACTATGTTCGACACTGTGGGCATGTGCACTCTCTCTTCCAAAGTTGCTAAGGGGGTGAAACCCTGCGCCCTGATGTCTTCGGCAGCGGCACTCTGGACAAGGGGGGGCAAATTCTCAAGACCAACGTCTTCTATATTGACCTCCTCTGGTAACTCAGCAGCTTTAATTGCATCCTCTATCCACCCGCGTTCAACGCAATTAGAGATACCTCTATTGCCCTGCCCTGCTACGTGGAAACCAAGAATCTTTGACTGACTATCCCTAGTATCACGAACGAACACAAGACTTCCACAATCGCCATACCTGGTGGGTATGTCATACTCATAAGACTCATCCACGAAGAAAGGCTCAGGATCGTCTCTAAAAGAATAATTGATGGCTCCCTTAGCCTTGGCCCAACTGGAATAAACGAACCATGATTTGTCCCTATATAAAGGCACGTAAACTGCAAACTTCGCGTCCTGCAAACCTTCACTGGTTTTCCTCCAGTTCTTAAGGATACTGCGGTGACGCTTGACTTTGTCCATAGGAAACGTGAATAAGGAAAAGCCAGCACGGTCCGACAATTCGGCGCCCGTGCTAGTAACCTCACACAAGGGTA